AGCATAATTAGCATTTAAACAATCACCATCACTTGAAGTTAATAATTGAATAACTGGTTTAGCAACTCCTGTAAAACAAGCTCCTGAAAATGTAAATTTAGTTCTTGTAATTTCATCTACATCAGTAGTGCCAGCAGGAAGACAATTTAATACAACACTTGATACAGCAGAACTAGCATTATTAACTCTTGCTTTATCACAAAATATATCACCTGTAACAGAAGTTGAGCTTGAAGTTTGCATTCTATCAGTTACAGGATTAGCTGAGCCGTAACCTAATTGACCACCACTTGTTGATGTTAAATCAACTGTAGCACTAGGATAAGTTGTAGGTAATGTAAACTCTTCACCACCTGGTGTACTTATTTTATTTGTTTTTATTAACGATGCCATAGTATTACCTTTTTACCTCATATTTTATTGTATTGCAAATTATCATGCTACTGTTATTTGAGCTGCATCTTGTTTCAAAGTTGTAAAAACTTCTATTCTTCCAGAAACAAGACCCCAACTACCTTGGTTATTTTTATCATAAGGTAAGAAATACATTCTAAAACCCCTTGCTCGACCAGTTTGTGAATTATAAACAGTATTATTAGAGTTTTGTTGAGGTCTACCACCACCCCAATAATTATATTGATCGAATCCATAATTACCAGAGTACCCATTCCATTGAAATGTTTGTTGCGTATCCATACTGTATTGATTATTCATTATCTGAACTTCACCAGTTACATTAGTTCTCATGTAATTGTTTTCACTACTTGTAAAAGGATTGCTTGCTATTGTCGGACCATAATAACTAGAACTACCTCTTGAAGACATTGAAGGTGCACTTTGATAACCCCATAAAGCATAACCATAGGTATTAGAATCATAAGTGCCATTTGAAACAGTCCATGTTCTGTCTTTACCACTAGTAAAACCTTGTGCTCCTTGCCAAGAAGTTGTACTACCTTGATATGTTCCATAACTTTGCCACTGAGCATCAGTAGAGCTAAATATTACATCGCCACCAGCAGAACTTATAGGAGCAATAGAATATATTACAGTTGATGCGTTATTGTTAGCGTTATCTGCTCCTCCAAAATTAACTCCTACCCACTTTATTCTAAAACTTTCTATAAAATCAACATTAGATGCAATACTTTTAGGAACAACAACTTCTAAACTTTCTAGTGGAGAAGAAGGTGTGTAGGCATTAAAATCAAATGTAGAGACAAGAACTTCTGTTGATGGAACAGGAACAGGAACGCCTCCATCAGAAACAATAGCACCTTTAATAGCAAAGCCACCTTTACCATCTGTAACAATTTCTGTGTTAGCAGCTCCATCTGATGTTGGTAATTTCCATGATATTGGACCACCTGTTGTTATACCTGCACCATTATTTGCAAAAGTTGTTCCTACAGGAGAAACAGTAGCTTTTACGCCATTTGCTATTGTAACAGTAGCGTAAGCATTAATACCTGGTGAAAACATAGTATTGGAAGAAATAGTTACATCATCAGTAAAATCTGCTGTTCTATCCATAACTGTTCCAGCAGTTATATCAACAGCGTATAAATCAGCACTATCAGTAACAGTTAATGTTTGACCTGATGCAACTGTATAATCAGTAATAGTAAAGAATGCTTTGTTAAATTGAAGAGTACCCTTAAATTGACCACTAAGAGCTTTGTTATCTGTTAATGTTTCGTCAAAAACAGCGTCTGTTTCAACAACATTATTTGAAAGAGTTGTATCAGAAAAAGCAGCGTTTTCAGCTGGATATGTGGAGAATATTTCTGGTGCAGTTGCAAAATTAACTTTGTTGTTTGAGTTAGAAGAACTTTTAACTTTGTCACGACTTAGTGTCCAATTAGGACTGCCTGAAGTTAATGTTCCTTGACCTACTTCAAATGTATTATTTACATTATCAACAGCACAATAAAAAACTTCATCACCAGTCGTATGAACTGACGCAAATGTTCTAAAGCCACCTGTAGAGGCACTTGTTCCTAAAGTAAAAGTTCCTGTTCCAGTAGTTGTGGCATCTTGTTTGGTTCTATCAAAAAATTTGAGAGCCATATCTAACTACCTTATTAAAATTAGACTATTCTGATTATAGCATTTGTTGCGTCAGGAGTAGGAAATTGAATTGTAAAATCTCCACTCGTTGAACTTTTATCAGCACCGAAGTCTAATACAGCTACAGAAGTATCTGATTTTGTGTCATTAAATATCAATGCACCTCTTGCTGTAATTGTTGAGCTACTAAATGTAACATTATCAAAATCAACAAATGCAGTTGTGCCGCCTGTTGTAGGCGTTACATTGGTAAGAGCTGCACCTTTAGCAGTATAACCTGTTCCACTTGCTTCATTAGATGTTGTGTATGCTGTTGTAGAAGCATCTAAACTAGCTGAACTTGTATATAAAGCTATATTAAATGTATCACCACCTGCACCACTTGTTTTAAAATTATGACCACCTTCCAAAAGCTGTTGCTTAAATGAAGTAGTCATTGCTTGCGTTATCGCCATTATAGTCTCCTAATTATGTCTGAGCCACATTTGTGACCTTCTTTTTCTAAAGTATATATTAATGTAGTTCTGTCAGATTGAACAGCTTTTTTCATATAGTCAAGAACAACAGTATATATAGTATTCTTAAACTCTTTTGCTTGTTGTTGCAACACAGGATCAACATTATCTGAATATTGTAAAATTCTATGTGTTGCTTTTTCTGCCCAATACTCTATTGGATGTCCTGAATTTACTGTTGTATCTACAACAACATTTCCTAAAGACATTTCTGTGTTAACTGTAATTGACATTAATTTTTCTCCTCTATTCTACTGCCTGTCTAGGTTGTCCATATCTATAGCTATCTTGCATATTTTTACCTGCTGATTCGTTTCTTAGTCTTAATATGGCCTCTTGATACTGTAATTCATATTGTTGTTGCATATCAGCCTCACCTTTTATAAAAAGATTTGCTTGAACCATACTTCCATACAAAAGACATTCTGGTGCATTTGTTCCTAACCATGTTTCTCCATTAGCAACTTCTGTAATTGAAGGTGGATTATAAAAATAGTGTAACTCAGTTGTATAACCACTTGTAGGTGTAGGAGCTAACATAAAGGTATCATCATCAAATAATGCGTAATATTTAGGTTCTCCTTCAACATTAGCATTAGGATATGCTTCTCTTAAAAAAGCTACTTCTTTTAATAACAAAAAAGATTGTTTATTTGAATCTGTAACAGATAAAGAAAAAGGTGCTAAAAAATCTGAAGGTGTTGCAAGATATTGAGTACCTGCTGACATTTGTCCTTCTACATTTTTTCTAAAATTAGGTAATTGACAAGTTCTAAGTATTCTATCTTCTGCACTTGTTATAAAATTATTTATATTATTATTAAATGTAGTTTCATCTGTATTAGCATAATCTTTAATTGCTTGTACTAAGGTAGTATAAGTATATGACATAATTTAACTCGTTTTTATTGTTACAGAACCAACTGATCCATTTATTATTAAATTTCCTGATCCTCCTGCATTTCCATTTCCAACAGGATTAAAAGAAAACATTCTTCTACTTTCTGTTAAATTAGAATCTGGTCTTGCAAAAGGCAATGCTTGTGCGTCTTGAAATGCATATCTTCCTTGAAAATTTTGTCCTTGGTCTTTATCCCAAACATCTTTGCCAACTAAAAATCCAGTACGATTTCCTCCAACAAATTCTTGTTTTAAATCTTTTAATTTATATCTAAAACCAGTTCTATCGCAAAAACCGAAAGCATATTTACCTGCAGCATACTTTACCATTTATTCACCATAACTATAGCTATAAGGAATAAATTGAATAGATGCTTTTACTCTATCTTCTTGAGCTGCTAAATCAAATTGTTCCATATAATAATCTCTTAATAAAACAGCTCTTTCAGCAAGTTCTGGTCTTTTCATTGCTAGTTGAAAAGCAAGACCAGCTACAAGAGCTGGAAGAAAACGAAAAGGAACATCTGCATTAAAACTAGCTGTATCTCCTACATCATATACTCTTCTAAGATAATAATAACAAAAAGTATAAGTTTCTGCTGAATCAGGAACAGGCCAAAAATTAACTTGAGGAGCTTCTCTTTGCCTATCAATCCATACCTGAATTGGTCTACCTTGTGTTAATTTACTAGGAATTGTTGAATATGTAGAAACACTAATTCTTGTAACTGGTATATCATTTTGTCTGTCAGAATCTCCAGAATTTGTTCTTATTGAATGCTCTATAAGGTCTACAACATCATTATCTAAAGTATATGTAGTCTGACCTGGAACTAAAGTTAATTCTTTTTTTTCTATAGTCCAAAGATTTATACCTCTATTTTGCCATTCAATACACAATAAATCTAAAGACCTTCTAGCTGTTCTAAGGTCATATCCAGTTCTAAGCTCTAAACCAGCTCTTTCAAATGCTTCTTCGCAAATTTCTCCAATATCTAAATTAAAAGTTGATGTACCTGTTACTGCCATTTAAAACTCACAAAATTGTTATTCTTTCTTTTTATCAGAATATTTGTCTAAAAGAAACATAAGAAATTCTTTTCCATATTCTATATCAGAAAAACAATGTGTAAAGCTAGTTCCTTCTGCAAACGGATCAATTACTTGCATAATGGCTTGACCATTTTTTTGTTCATCTAATCCAAGGTTTCTTGCGTAATCATCAAAAAATTTATAACCACGAGCACGAGCTAACCAATGAATTTTTCCATCATATAATTCATGTTGTGCTAATGCCCAATTATGTTTGTGCCCTGATATGTATAAATCAGCATCACTTTGCCATTTAGCTTTTTTCATCTGAGCATGAAGAGGATTCCATTGTGAATGACCTGGCATATCATGAGCCGTATAAATTTTACATTGTTTTCCATTAGGAAACTCAAGACATATTCTTGCATCCCAAGGCTCATATATCGTATGTTCTGATTTCATGTATGTAATAGGATCACCTGCCCCGGACCAAAGATCGTGATTACCTCCTACGAGCAAAAGAAAATCTCCTTCTTTTACAAGCCATTCCACGAGCTTCCAACTGGTTTCAGCAGAAGTGTCTTGATTGGCGTAAAGCCTACCCAGGCGGCCCACCCAATTATTTTGTAAATCACCCAAACTGCAACCTTTTATATTAGGATGAGAGTTTATTATAGCTAAATCTCTTCTAAGGGTTACCCAATCACATCCATTATCATCAATATGAGGATCACCTAACCAAACTAATCCTATAGGCTCATTTTTTTGAATTTTAACTTTATGCCACTTTAATTTTTCTTTTTTGTTTTTAGCTCTAATAAATCTTTTTTCAAGATGATCTATATATTCTTCTATATTATCTTCAGCATCAGGATTAATACTTTCATATCTTGGTGAAAAAACTTGTTCTGAATTAGGTATTTTATGTTTAAAATCTCTATTCCAAAATTCATCTTCCGTTATATTCCATCTTGATTGTGCCATTCTGCAATGAGCACGAAAAGTTGTTAAAGGTGTTCCTATATCTTTAGCTGCTTGTTTTTGTGATCCTGACTTTAAAAATTGATCTAACGCAGCAATTAAAATATGGTCTTTAACTGAATGATTTGCCATAAATAGCATCCTCCCCAGAGGGTTACGTGCCTTTATTATCCGTAGTATTTTTTAAAAGAAATAATAATAGTATAAGTGTCGCCTGAACCTGCACCAACAGTAGTAAATAGAATATCACCATTAGTACCTGCTGTTCCTGAATCTCTTAACGCAGTAAACTCTTTAAAACATATTGTATCAGACCAGTCTTCTTTAAGTTCAATAGCTAGTTCATTAGCATTTGCTTTAAAAAGAATTTTAACTCCCATGCCTACATTAGAATACCATATTTTTTCAATACCTACTCTTGTGCACTTTTGACCTAGTTGATTATCTTCTAAAGTTAAACCTGTTCCACCACTATTTAAATCAATTTTTACAGCATTAGTTTCTGATGTATTGTCAGGATTAGTAAAAACGCATACTGCTCTGCTACTTCCATCTTGAATTTTTCTTAATGTTGCAGCCATTTACTTCTCCTTTTTGGCAGACCTTACAGCTTGAACAAAACCAGCTCTAGCGTATTTATCTTTTACTTTTTTAGGTTTAGCCTTAGCTTTATCTTTTTTTTCTTCTGTCATTTAGACCTCCTTAATTATTAAGAAAGGTTATTGTTTTGAACATAAAGAACAGTAACTGTAGCAACACCTGTTGTTCCGTCACCATTAGCACCTGTAAAATCAGCAAGAACTTCTAAATCAGTTGTTCCTACATTAGTAGCTTCTGTATCTAAAGTTCCATGTGTTGTTCCTACTGCTTTAGTATTAATACCATCTAGGAAAGCATCTGCATCTGCTGCAGTTCCTACATCAATAGTAGCTGCTCCACCATCATTACCAGCAGTTGTTACATTTAAAATAACATCTACAATTTGTGAGTTTGCAGGAACTACTGCAACTCTTTGGTTAAGATGACTTGCACCTGTAATATCTACTAATTTTGATTGTGCCATTGTAACAAAACCTACATTAGTAACATCTGTTCCTACTGTAGTTCCTGTTGTATCGTTAATAGTGCCTGCTTTAATTGGCCCTGAAAATGTTGTTTTACCCATTTTAATCTCCTTGTCGTTGGGTTGTCTAACCGAAGTTAGTCAAGTGATTCGTTTTTATAATTTAATAGTACACAAAAAAAAAGGAGGATGCAAGAGCATCCTCCTTAAAGTTTTCTGCTTTAAAAACCTATGAAGAACCTGGGCTTCCGTAGATTCCTAGAGGGTCTGATACACCAAAGCTGTATCTTTCTCTAGCACGATAACGAACATTACCTGTGTCGAAATCTCCATCCATACCAGTTTCTAACGGTGTTCTAACAAAATGTTTCATACCATTAGGTATATCAGTAAGTAAGAACCAAGCGTTTGTATCAGTTAAATAGTGATTAACTGAGTAACCTTGAGGTACTACTCCTAATGACTTAATAGCATTAATATCATTGTCAGCAGT